GGTCTCTCAGGAACCTCTGCCAGCCACTTCCTATAAACATCTTCCTGTGAATTTTTCGTCTTCTCTTCTCTCTTTTCTTCTATTCTTATTTGTGTGCCAGTTTTGTAACCCCCGCCCTCGTGTTTTGTAACCCCCGTAGTCACGTTTTGTAACCCCCGCCCCGACAAAGCCTCTATGATCATCTCGTCGTTTATCAGGTAGTGATTAACAGTTTGAACTCCTTTAGAGGGAACGGTTGTCTGCTTAGGAACTATAGTCAGAAATCCCTTGTCCTGAAGATCCTTAGATGCACGTCTTCTCATCTGAGAACCCATGGCAAGATCTTCTTCTATCGTCTCAGATAGAGCGTAGAAGGACCCGTCTGATCCAAGATCTCCGCGCGCGTAAAAATACTCGCGTCTCTGCACAAGGTCAGACAACAGAATTGCTGCACTATAGTTTCCGTCGAGGATCTTGACTAGATGCTTGTTTACTATCCAGAAAGAGTTCTGGCTTAACATATTGGTCAGTAACTTCATCTATTAAGCTTTCTTTAAGCCTGAGGCAAGGTGAGCAGCCGGATCTTCACCGTTCCTCAGTAGGTCGTTCCAGTCTACGCCTTCGCTCTTTACGAACGAGTAGTGCGTACATGCGCCGGCTGTTGCCATCTTATCGAAGGCCTTTAGTCCCGCGTCGTCGTTGTCGAATGCTGCTATAACTTTAGTTCCAGATTCGATGAGCTCTCTGAGCTTTTCAGAATGGTATTTTGAGATGCTTGCGCCTGACGTTGATATACAGCGATATGGATTTTTTAGTAGGTTTCCGTATTTTGCGTTGAGTGCCTGTTGAAGGCTTGCTGCATTTATCGCACCCTCAGCTACGACTACGTATCTTACGTTCGTGCTCAAAGGCTGCTGAGTCCATCCCCAGAATAAGTACCCAAGTCTTGTACCTGGAAGTGTGGTGATCTTCCAGTCGTTTCCGTCTTGGTCTTTTCTTGGCTCTATGAACCTGATCTGTGCGCCTACGAAAGTGTTCTGAAAATAATAAGGAAGAACGATGCCGTCTTTTTCGCTGTCGTAGTACATCTCAGGTGGATTTATAAGTCCACGTGACTTCAAGTATGCTACGCCACGTGACGACTTAGGATCAGAGAGCGGATGAAAAGATCTCGGCCAACTCATAGCTGAGACTTCCATCTCGCCTGCTTCTTCAAACTTAAGTCCTAGAGACAAGAATTCTTTTAGAGAAATACCTGCAGTATTGCAGTAATCATACAACGAATATCCGCGCTGACATTTTCCCTGGCACCATAACCATATCTCACCTGTGTCAGGATCTTTGTGCGCATACAAACAATCGTTGCGCCTTCCCTCCTTACAAATGAGACATTTTTTAAAACTTAAAGCGATATCGTTCATTTTAAGTGACCCTTGATTAGGGATTCGAGGGTCTTAATCTCTTGATCGATATCTGCTTGATCTCTTAAGGAGGATGGTTTGTGGTGCATTTTTTCTTCTGGAAATTGATCTGGCATCGTTTTTAGATTTGTGACTACGATCTTTATCGATGTTCCGAATCGGTTTGAAGAAACCAAGTCGATACGGTACTCGTCGCCGATATAGAACGGCCGATTGGTGTTAAGCCACCAGAACATAACCGTTTCAACTGGTTTACGAATTTTTTCCTTAAACATGTAGAATCTCCTCATAACATCAGGGGTTTTCATGTATCAAGATTATACGAAAGATCATCCATATGCGACAGTTGCGCACGTGTTTAATGATTTAATAAGAATCGATAATCTTGATAAATCGATCGAATCGGAAATAAAATCGCAGCTTACGTATGTAGATAAGTCAAAAGAGTATCAGCTAAGGCGCATGCAGAAAAATCCTTATACCAGAAACTCTGAGGCATATGCGCAACTTTCCAAGGAATCAAAAGGAGATCTTTGGAAAGAGAGCGGCAACTCGCTGATTGTTCCGTCTGGTTTTCTTTACATCATAAAGAACTATGTAAACAACATAATCGATCATAGAAAAGACACTGGACCCCAGGTTTCCCTACCGTGGTCAACTCCAAAGGCTGCTTTTGAGCTTCGCGACTATCAGAAAGAAGCAATAGAGATAGCGTTAAAAAACTATCGAGGCATTATCAACTTAGCGACTGGGCTCGGCAAGACAAAGACCGCAATATATCTAATACGCCAGCTAAAGCGCAACACACTCATAGTGTGTCCTAGTAAATCGATAGCAAATCAGTTCTATTCAGAGCTGGTAGAGACATTTGGTAAGTCTAAAGTTGGATTCATAGGTAGTGGTAAGTATAAACCATCCATAATAACCGTCGGCATAGCAGCTTCTGTCTGTAACCGCATCGACGACATCAAGGCCCTCGACCTTGGCGTTGTAGTCTTCGACGAGACCCACCATACTCCTGCTAGCACCTTCTATACTGTAGCCGAGGGATTAGGTACCGTGGGCCGTATGTACGGGCTCACGGCTACCGCTTTTCGATCGGACGGAAAAGACTTACTGATTCATGCAGCATGCGGTGAGATATTGGTTCAGCGAGACGTCGCCTGGGGAGTCGCAAAAGGATGGCTATCTCAGCCTTATTTCATAGTTCGACACGTTAAAACGTCAGGACGCGACTTTAAAGACGACAAGTTAAGAGCATACAAAGAGCACATCTTAAACAGTAAAGATATGAACGATCGCTTAATATCAGACATATCTGCATTCGTTGCTGCTTCAAAATTTACGCTGATCCTTGTCGATCAGATCGACCATGGAGACACCTTATCTAAGGCTACTGGTGTTGCTTTTGCTAACGGAAGAGATAAGGGATCAGAAGCGCTCATAGGATCCTTTAACGACGGCAAGATCAAGTCGCTTATAGCAACCGATGGCCTAGTCGGCGAAGGTGTAGACACTAGAAATGTAGAAGTTCTTATAATAGCAAATTTTACAGCTTCTAAGTCTGCTGTGCTTCAAGCAGTAGGTAGAGGCTTAAGAAAGACTGCAACAAAGGATAAGTGCATAGTTCTCGACTATGTACCCGAAGGATCCTCGATGTTAGCTAGACATGCCGGCAAAAGAATATCCTACTACAAAGAGATAACTCACAACGTTAAAATCGTACAATAAACAAGTTCGGCAACGAACAGAAGTGTCTAGTCCTCTGCTTCTAGAAAAAAGTGTGGAAGGATAGCTTTGCCGGTCAAGAGCTCATGTTAACGCGAGCCCCACTAGCTGGCGGGTAAGCATAGTCTTAAAGACTAAGTAGCAGACCGGTCGAAAATATATGTACAGCTAAACGTATATTTTCGCAACATGGGCATGTTGTAAAAAGGCCCAACATAACACCTCGGAGGCATCATGGAAAAAATTATCAAGTGCAAAGTCTTAAAAGATGGACAGCTTCCTGTAAAAGCTCATGCAACAGACGCGGGATACGACTTGTTCGCCACCGAAGACTTTACCGTAGAACCAGGTCAGATCGTAAAGCATCCGCTTAATATAAAGCTCGAGCTTCCTGATTCGTCTTATGCTGAGATAACTTCAAAGTCAGGAAACGGCGCCAAAGGCTTACTGGTTTACGCCGGCATCATCGACGAAGGCTATCGCGGAGTGCTTCATGTCATCATGACAAATCTTTGCTATCCGCTTCCTTCTAATGTATTGAGCATTAAAAAGGGTCAAAAGATAGCGCAGATGATACTTCATCCTTATTCAAAGCACTACTCACTCATCGAGGTAGAAAGCATAGACGAGAACACCGATAGAGGTGCAGGAGGTTTTGGTTCGTCAGGCAACTCTTTAGTTTAAGGTCAAAATATGACTAATGCTTCTACTATTTTTGGAACATCAATAAAAATTCATCAAACTAAGTTATTTGATCCAGATTCCGTATGGCCGCAGAACGTTGAGGTATGCATAACGCGAGTGCCTATCCGTAAGCGAGATGGATACTCGCAAGAGTTTATTAAGAACTTTGCAAACCGTTTAAAAAATTCCATGAGTAAAAACGGCATAGTCTTTCTAGTGTGCTATGCTCCAACGGAAGCAAAATGGCGCCCTTTTGAGGTGGCTAAGGAGATGGTTGACGTAGGTTTCAATCACGTCGATAATATAGTCATTGAAAAGACATGGCTGCCAGGAAAAAGAGCAGAGAACATGTTAGTGAATAGTCACGATTATGTTCTTTTCTTTTGTAACGGCGACGTATGGAAGATCGATAGAAAACCAGTTAAAAAATATTCTCTTTTAGAAGAGAGCCCGCAATGTATAGGCAATACATGGCTGGTAGAGACAGGGTCCTTGGACGAGGCATACTCAGAAGATCTAGCCGAACTATTGCTTAGGACTGCAGATGCTCTTCCAGGAAGCAGCGTATTTGATCCATTTATGGGAAATGTAGCTTCGCTTAAGGCGTGTCTTAAGCTTGGACACTCTTTAACTGGCTTTGAGACAGATCAGCGTAAGATCTCTCAGTACAACAAGATTATTCAGGAATTTAAGAAGAAGGGAGCTTTTGCGTGATTTACGTAAAATCCAAATCCAAAGACATGATTGATGATCCTAATCAGATAAACAACGTAGTTCTATCTACTTTGTCTCGCATGGCAAATATCGCATCAAGAACCTTAGGACCGGGCGGAAGACCTGTCTTGATCGAGCGCGAGGGTATGCCACCTCTAGTCACAAAAGACGGCATTACGGTAATCAAAGCATTAGGGATGCCAAATGCTGCGGCAAACACAGTTTTGGATACTTGCAAAGAGATATCGCTTAACACGGCAAGAGATGCGGGCGACGGCACGACTACTGCGATCGTTCTCGCGGATGCAATTGTTAAAGCTGGATCTTCATTCATGGCCACAAATAAGCGTTATAATCCTCAGCGCCTTATAAGTGAACTACGTAAGTGTTACGATAAGGTAATCCTCCCTTACCTTAAGGACGTAGCGGTCCAGGTTAAGTCAGACGAAGATCTCAGAAGGGTAGCCTTGATATCAGCAAACGGCGATCAAGACGTTGCAGACGTTGTAGTTAAGGCCTTCATGTCAGCGGGCGACGACGGTCATATCTTGATTCAAGAAGATCAGGGTGGAGGAATGCGCGTAGAGACTGTAGACGGTTTTATCGTGACCTCTGGTCTAAAAGATATCGGAGCAATCGGTACGGCTTTCATAAACGATCGAGCGAATCAGCAGGTCAGAATGGATGCTGGTTTAGTGGTTCTGTTTGACGGCACCTTAAACGATCTCGTCCTTCCTGCTGCGGTTCAATCTGCCTGTGAGAGCGATGCTGATTTCTTCGGAAAGCCTATCATCTTGATGGCTCACGGATTTGCGGACAACGTTATCGAGAAGTGCTTAAAGACCTCAAAAGGCGGCGTAACCGTTCTACCGGTAAAGGTTCCAAAGTCAAGCATCGCAAACTCACGAACTATGTTCCTGCATGATATGGCAGCATATACTGGCGCCACAGTCATGGATCCGGCAAGTGCTCCTTCTTTTGGCAGCGATCATTTTGGCAAGTTTACATCAGCAAAGATAAACACATACGAAGCGTTTATTCAGTGCGAATCAGATGGGGATCTGATCGAGGAGCGCGTGTCAGAGCTAAAGGCAATACTAACCGCTGCACACTCCGAGCACGATCGCGCTCATCTTAGGGCTGCTATAGCCAAGCTTACTGGTGGTATCTCTACTGTTTGGGTAGGCGGTATCACCGATGCCGAGATCCGCGAAAGACGAGATCGAGTTCAAGATGCGGTTGAGGCGGTTAGATCTGCGGTAGCAGAGGGTATCGTAGCCGGCGGATGTGCAACACATCTTGCTCTTGCAAAAAAGATAAGAGAGGAAAGCCAATCTCCTGCCTGGAACATACTGGCAGATGCGTTAGAGCAACCATTCAGCATTCTTTTGTCCAACTGCGGAGAATACGATCGACACAGCGAGCTATATTCTGCAATCGTCAAGAGCATCAGAGGATCTGTTCCTAAATTGGTGTTTGACGCAAACGATCACGAAACAGTCGATCCATTTAATGCCGGAATCGTAGAGCCTGCCAAGGTTCATCGCGTTGCAATCGGAAATGCTTTATCAGTAGCGTCGCTCATGGTTACGCTCGGTGGTATCGTAGTTGCTCCACGCGATTATAACCTAGAAACTCAGATGGAATTGAGTAAGGCAGCATTTAAGGATATGCTTACAGAAGTAGGTGATGAATGAACATTTTATTAGAAAATATTGCTAAAAGCAAGTATGCACCGCACGCATTAGCTTTTGTGGGCGGTGTTATTTTGACTATTGTTCTATATCCAAGTGGATCGATGACACAGACCGAAAAGTCAAAGATAGAACAAGAGATCCGGTCCTCTTATGAGGCAAAACTTCAGGAATCAGATACTTTAATCAAGTCAGAAAGAGAGTCTAACCAAAAACAGATCGACTCTATAAAGCAAGAGTCTGCTAAAAAAGAGCTTGAGATGTCTACAAAAATCAACTCTCTTGTAACCGAGAACTCTTCCTTAAAGCAGAAGACAAAGATGGTTACGATAGAGAAAATATTTCCAGATGGAAGAATAGAGCGTAAAACTATATCGACATCTGAGTTAGAATCAGAGACTCAAACTATAGCACGCGTTCAACAGGAAGCAGATCAAAAACTCAAAGAAACAGTATCAGCATTAAACGAGCAGCATGTTAAAGAGATTTCAGAAAAGACATCAAGTCTAAACTCAAAGATAGAAACCTTGTCTCTTAATCTTCAGACTTCAGAAAAGCTTCTAAAAGAAGAGCGAGAAAAAACTACCTCGTACACAAAGAATCCTAGGCCATTCGCCGTAGGTATCGGCCTAAATACCGACAAGCAATATACAGTAGAAACACAATACACTTTCTTAGGACCAATATATCTAGGTGCCTCTTATGATAAAGGAGGTATATCTAATGACAGAGCGGGATTATCATTGGGGATAAGATTCTGATGCCTAAATATAGGTTTACATGCGACAAATGCGAGGCTGGAGTTGTTAAGTACACTCCGGCCTCTACTCTTTCTATCAAGTGTGTCACGTGCGACACGGACATGCTTCGTCAGCTACCGTCTTCTGTTGAGCCTTCTACTGTCAAAGAGGTTGTGGATGCATACACTAATATTCAACTTCCTCCTGATAACAAAGAAATACTAGAATCTAGGCGTTCAGAATATTTTTGGGCAGTAGAGGTTCCTCGCCTAGTTCAAGAGTATCCACCCGATCACTCCTTAAAGGAAGGCTGGATCTACTACGATGAGCAGGGAAATATAAAGGTTCATACAAAGCCGCCCCATAAGAGGTAGCCATGCGAATACTGTCGTTGACTATCGAAAACATACTCTCAATAGAGTATGCAAAATTAAATTTCCCTGAATCAGGTCTCATCCTTGTTGAGGGCTGGAACAGTGATACTGACTCCGCCAATGGAGCTGGAAAAACTGCGATATTCGAGGCTTTAGCTTGGGGACTCTTTAATCAGTTTCCAAGATCGATCACTGTTTCAGATTTTGTGAGAATTGGGTCAAAGTCATCAAAAGTTATAGTAGTATTTTCAACTAAGTACGGTCAGATACAGGTCGAAAGATCCAGACCAAAAGGCTTTAAGGCCACATTGGACGGTGGCTCTTTGATGGAAGAAGAGTACAACAATCTATTGCCGATGAATTATCAACAGTTTATAATTTCGCAGTATGCGTGTCAAGTCGGTGGTTTAAGGTTTTTAGACTTAAATGATTCGGGTCGTAAAGATCTAATACTTGAGCTAATGCGGGCAGACGGCTTTGCAGAAGCTAAAACTAAACTTGACTCTGATCTTAAGGATAAGACTGCCGAGATAGTTCGATTGACCAACGAGATATCAAATCTTAGCGGTAATGTCTCGATATACGAAGAAGGTCTCATAGACGAACGGTCGCACGTGTCCGAGATGAACGAGATAAGGACATCTATAGTATCAGTTTCAGAAGATATTAAGAGCTTAGAAAACGAAATGATAGACGAAGAAGACGATCGCTACAGGGTCACGTTTGATAAGCTCTCCTCAAAGTTAAATGAGATATCAATACAAAAAGGTAAACTGAACGTTTATCGAAAGATGCTTCGAGATCTAAAGCCATTAGAAGAGCCAACCGAGTCAGACGGTACTTGTCCTTGCTGTGATATTGAGTTGGATATCGTAGATGGTGCTTTTTTAAAGCATGATAAAGATTCTATTGTTGCTAGAAACAAAGAGCGTCGTAAGTCTTACGATGATCGTCGCTTAGAAATAGTTACTGAAATCAATCAGTTAGAATCAAATATATCAAAAGAAGATCAGATAACTGAAGCGATTGATTCTATAAAACATAAATTACGCGAAAAAGATCGACTTCACAAATCTTTGTTTGCTAGAGTTAATGAGCTTAAGATTTTCGTTAAGCAAAATCAACTAAAGCTAGAATTGATGCAGGTTGCACTTGAAAAACAAGAAGCAAAAGTAGCAAAAATAAACTACATAAAACAAGAAATAGTTAAATTAAATCAAAAACTTGAAGAGAAGAAATCAAAAGTAGAATTGTTGCAAACTGGCTCCGTTGTCTTATCTCCGCTTGGAGCACCTGCTTATGTTATGGATTCTGTGATTCAAGGCATAAACGATAAGATACACGACATAATTCAGCTGGTGTGGCCAAATTCAAGTTACGAACTTCAGTCCTTTAAAGAAAATAAGTCAGGCAAGGTTACGACTAAGATGTCTGATCAGTTCTCGATAGATGGCGTGAAGCGATCTATAGGCTCCCTATCTGGCGGCGAGAGAAGATGCTTGTCTATAGCGATAGATTTTGCTTTGATAAGCGTAGTATCAGCATACACGGGCGCTGAACTTAACCCAATCATCCTAGATGAGCCGTTTGATCACCTGGATGCTTCTAATAGGGCTAAGGTCATAGATCTTCTCCGAGAGATGGCAAACGAGCGCTGTATAATAGTCATTGACCACGCCGCTGAGGCAAAGGCAATGTTTGATAAGTCTATAAACGTTGTCAAGAAAAGCGGCATAACGATGGTGTCGTAAGTTAATGGAATCGCTGATCAAAAAACTAGCTCAGTTGTCTGACTTGATGAAAGCCAGCCTGATGCCCAGCTTAAGGATGCCGTCCATTGAGCCGCCTAAGCCGCCTAAAGCTCCCTCGTTGGCCCCAAAACCCAAGAAGAATCCAATCAAAGTTGCGCAGCAGGTCACGGCCCCGAGCGCAAAGGATTTTGCTATGCGACAAGCCACTGCTCAGGTCCAAGCGGCCAGTAACCCTCTCGCATATACAGCAAAATCTGAGGGCGAATCTTATCATTACCACATAACCGAAAACGGTTATAGAATTACTGATAAGCCACTTTCTCTTTCTGATATAAACGTCAAGCACGGCGGGGTAAAAAACCTTGAGAGTGCTGGATTTAGGCTCGTTCCAGTAAAGAAAGAGACCGTTAAGCTTTCTAAAAACGGCCAGTGGACTCTAACAGAAGAATAAATCGTGAAAACAATACTGACGCTCGATCCAGGCCAGTCCTGCGGTTATTCTGTCGCCAAAATCGACGGCGATCACTGCGAGATCATCGAGTACGGCTTCATAGACGTGGACAACTCCTCGCCGTACATGGGCGATTGGTGCATAGATCTTCAGCGAAGATTGTCTGAGATCAATGACAGAATCTCAGCAGACGAAGTGGCAGTTGAGGATTACTTTTATTCGAGTCGCTTCAAGCAAGGTGCAAACGTTAATCCAGCATATCGCGCGGCCATACACATGTGGTGCAGATCTAGAAATATGCACTACGAGATCCTTAACATCTCCAACTGGAAGGTCTTCATAGCTGGAAGATCCACGCCAACTAAGCTACAGAAACAGAAATGGGGTGCATCTCCGGCCAAAAAGCTTATGGTCGTTGAAGCGCTGTGGAAAAGATTCAATATAAGATTTCCAAATCACAGCATATCGGAAAACACCGGAAAACCTATCATATTTCGCTTCGATGTGGTAGACGCTGTGGCTCAAGGGATGTATGCTGCTTTTGCAAGATATAACTGCAAAACATACACGTGTTCCGTTCCTGTTCCGCCAGACGTCACGTTCAAGAAGACCAACACGAAACAATTTGTTTATGAAGACCTTGTATAAGATCCATCGATCATCAACATCGCCACGGAGTTTTTATGGCAAACAATAAGGTCGACATCGGCAGAGCAAAAAATGTTTTATCTAAAGCTTTTGTTGAGAACAATGCTCACGTAACCCCAGAGGAAGCTGAACATCTCATCGCAAAATCAGAGATGAAGATCAAGCTTCTGCGCGAAGAAAAGCTTAACGACGACAAACTTAACGCTGCCAAGCAGATCGTAAAAGACTTGAACGAAGGTTACAATTCTGCTATAAAGTATGAAAAAGCCAAGATCGACTTCCTCTTAGGAAAGATCGAAGAGATCGATTCTGGCGAGCTAAATCCGACTTCTAGCCTACCTCAGGCTTATCCGTAACGAACGGAAAAGGTGAGCCCATAGTAAGCTGCTCTAAGTTATTGAAACGTATCAGCTGCGTTAAGGCTGACCGTGGCCTGGGTATGCCTAAACTGCCCGCCTAATATCCTCATAGCGTATAATAGTCTCTGTGCTTTATGACCTCAAGGAGACTTTATGGCCACCCTTAAATCACTATATCTAGACGGTGCAAACGGCTTAAACGGCAAGCTAGCTGAAGCTTTCGAGCTTGGTCGCAGATTCATACTTCCGCAATATGACGACGTTGTTCTTGAAGATGCCGTAGATATCGCTACTTCGTCTCCGATGTTTACTATCAACAACTCGGGCTCAAACGCACCTATACTTGCAGGATATACCGTTCGCTATCTTGAGTCCGGAGCAATGGTAGAGAAAATCGTAGCATCCCCTGTAGTTGCTGGATCCACGTTCGATGTTACGGTTGCGCCAGCTTCTGCTTTAAGCCACAAATCACTCAGATACTCCAGCCCAAGACCAGGATCGTATTCGACTCTTCTTGCTGGTCTTCAATCGGCTGCAGCAGCTGGCAAATCGGTATTTACAGTTACCGTACAAACATCTGATAATCCTACGTATCTTCGCCTAAAAGGCAACTACATGAATGCCTACTTTGCAGGCATATACTATGCCATGAACAAAGAGGGAATCTTCAATACTTATGAAGTAGACTTAAGCCTAGATACAAGTCAGGTATCAACTACGGGCGTAATATTTAGCTTCACGTTTACCTATTCTTGATGTATACCCATAAAAAAGTTGTAGAATCCCCGTGCATTGCACGGAGGTTTTATGAACTGGATCGAGCATAAACGTCTCTTCGATAAGATCGTAAACGATGAGACGGATCTTCTTTATAAGAAGGGTCTTGAGTATGCTGGCGGCACAGATTCTTTGGCTAACTTCAAAGATTGTGACGATATAGGTATCGATCCAAAGCAAAAACTATGGATATTCTTATCTAAGCACCTATCGTCAATCAAAAGTTACATCAAGAACGGAACCGAGTACTCGACCGAAAGCATAGAAGGCAGAATAAATGATGCAAGAAATTATCTTGCTTTGCTTTATATGTTGATTCAGGAAGAGAAAGCGGAGAAGGCAAAAGCTCAATTAGACAAGGCAAAATGATGAAAGACAAGAAAAGTCAAATAGTCAAGACGTACGTTAAGCTTGCTAAGAAACTAAAACGCGACGTCAAGATGAAGGATCTTCAGGAAGTCGATATCACAAAAGACATGGTGTCTCATCACTTTGGCTCCTTGTCTGCCTTGGAGAGAGTTGCGCGCAACTACAAACCAGATAATTTCTTTGATGTGCCGGTTGAAAGTCTTTATTCCCAAAAAGCTTTAGCTTCGCTGAGGGACGATGTTAAGTCTTATTCTAAGTTTGTTATCACAACTGCGGTTACTGGATGCGACGTACACGATAAGTTTTATGCGTCAATAAGAACATACTGCAAAGAAAACGACGCGAAGCTCCTTATCCTGATGTCGTCCGATCCTGCTCATACTAAATCAAGAGAATGGGGAACTATCGCGTCGAAGCTGAAGGGCGAAACCATAGTTCTAGAAGATACGAAATTAAACTCAAACGTGTTTCTATCTACGATAAAACTATCAGCGAAGCATATCGATCCCACTACCGGGCTTGGTCGAATAGGTCAAAGAAACGGTACATTCGTTTATGCTTCGCCCAAGCAAAGACTCAAGGCGGTTCCAACGTCCAACAGCGAGCTTCCTCATTTCATGATGACGACAGGCGCTATTACAGCATCAAACTACAACTCTGAGATGTATATGTCTCAGAGGACCGCGTACATCGCCGAGCATGATCACGTTCTTGGTGCGGTTATCGTTGAGATCAAGGATGACAAGATCTATCACTTTAGACAGATCCAGGCTGATGCCAAAGGTTCGTTCTTTGACTTAGGCGTTAAATACACACCGACCGGCTTCTCTGATTCAAGGCCAGAAGCTTTCGTATTAGGCGACTGGCACGCAGGATCTACTGATCCTAAAGCAAGACAAGCATGGTTCGACGTCGCAGAGCTTACTTCACCCAAGCGCATCATACTACACGATGCGTTCGATGGCATGTCGATCAACCACCACGAGCAGCATTACAAACTACTAAAAGCAAAACGAGCAGAAAATGGTCAACTTTCTCTTGCAGAAGAATTAAAGATTCTAGCAAAAGATCTTGAAAGCATTTCTGCTTTAACAGACGAAGTGGTGATCGTAAAATCAAATCACGATCAGTTCCTAGAACGGTACCTTCAGGAAGCCCGATACGTTCAAGATCCACACAACCATAGGTTGGCGTTGAAGCTCGCTATAGAGGTTCTCGACGGCAAGGATCCGCTTAAATCGGCCATAACTGAGCTCCTTAAGCCTGAAGCGTCTAAGAAGATCAGATGGCTCTCAATAGATGACGACTATGCCGTAGAAGAGATACAGTGCGGCGCACATGGGCATCTAGGTGCCAACGGTGCAAGAGGAAGCCTACAATCAATGGAAGCCTCATACGGCAACTCTGTGTCTGGCCATTCTCATACGCCCGAGATCATGCGCGGAGCATGGTGTGTAGGGACTTCTTCATACCTCAAGCTTGATTACAACAAGGGAAGTTCATCCTGGCTCCACTCGTCATGCTTGATTCACCAAGGCGGATCTAGGCAGCTGGTAAATGCCATAGACGGCGAATGGCACGTCGAATGATCGTATAATCCGATGGAATAAACCATCGGAGAAGAGATGAAAGCCTACCTTTACCTCGACGTCGAGACGACAGGCCTCAACCCATACACCAACGATATCATACAGCTCGCTTGCATCCCCATCATCGATGGGGTCGAGCATGAGCCGTTTAACCAATATTGCCAACCTATAAATTGGAACAACATAGAAGAAGCCGCACTTAAGGTTCATGGAATCACCCGCGAACAAATATTGACCTTTCAATCGCCTTCCGATCTGGTCGATAATTTCGTTAAATATCTTTCTAAGTTTAAAGTTAAATTCGTGATGTCTGGTTACAATACGAACTTCGATCGATCTTTCGTGTCGTCCTTGTTTCAAAAAGTAGGACGCCAGAGCGAGTTTGCGTCGTATTTTTCTAGCGAGATACGAGACGTCTACATAAGGGCTAAAGGCGTTAAAGATCAACTTAAGACTACTAAGTTTAAGCTTGTGAATCTCGCTGAAGAGTTTGGCATAGAGATCAATGCTCACGAAGCAATGAGCGATATCAAGGCCACTTATCTAGTTGACATGCGTATCGCAGAACTGGTCGGTGAGCAGTTTGCTGAAGTCTCTATAGTTGATAACATCGAACCATTAGGCATAAAGAATCTGCCACTACTGCATGTTCACTCAGAATATAGCAATACCGACTCAGTTGTATCAGTTGAGGATTGGGTTCTGTGGGCTTATAAGAATGATGCTAAAGCCGTAGCTTTCCCAGATCATCATTGGGCTGCCTCTTTATATAAGTCTATAAACTTTAAGGCTGTTGCAGACAGAATAAAGAAGATCCACAAAGTCTCAGTTCCAGAAGGTGCTGTAACAATCGTTCCTGCCATAAGCATAAACGTATCTGTTACCGGAAACCCGATGGATCACTTCAGGCTAAACGCTTGGGCTGTCTCAAATCAAGGCTATTTCAATCTGCTAAAGCTCTCTTCTTTAGGCTGGGATAAAGCCATAGAAGACTCAGATGTAAAGATGGCCGTTGTGCATATCGATGAAGTTGCGAAATATAAAGAAGGCGTCGTTTTCGGTAGCGCGTGTGACAAAGGGCTTATAGCGTACCTATTCCTTAGGGAATCGAAGGACATACGTTTAGAAGTAGATAAGGTACGAAAGAAACTAGGATCACTGATACTCGAACTATTGCCGATCGATGTCACAAAACACTTTGGCAAAGGTATAGGTTTTAGATCATTTCAAACCACAACAAACCTAACAGAATCAGTCAATCAAATAGTAGCAGATCTAATTGACTCTGGAAAGTACGATTTTATAGTATCTTCTGCGGCACACTATATCGATCAAGACGATAAAGTCCTTCAAGACGTTGTCTCAAAATCTTCCTTCAAGGATAAGAGATTCTTCTATGAGTCTCGCCATCAAAGGCCCATGGATGAGCAGTACGCTATACTTAAGCGCCACCTAAAGAACTGGATGACCTTGGACAAGATCGAGTTGGCTCGCGCAACGGCTGACAAGATAGTAGACGAAGCTTCAAAGATCTCGATAAAGCATGAATACCATCTACCAAAGATCCCTATCCCAGAGTCTATATCGTCGCACACCGATGACTACGACAAGCAGTTATATTTATTGCTGATGGCAAAGATAAAGGAACACGGTCGATGGTCCGATGATCCTGAGTACGTATCTCGGTTCAAGAAAGAATTGAACGTAATATGGAAGAACTCTAGACTTAACTTCTTGCCGTACTTCTTGATGTACGAGGACATATGCGCCTACGCTAGATCCAAAGGCATCCTTCAGAATCTTGCTCGTGGTTCTGCTGGCGGATGCTTGATATCGTATTACTTGAAGATCATCCACGTCAACCCGATAGAAGAAAAGCTGCCGTTCGAGCGCTTCCTAAGCCACGCCCGTATCAACGCTAGTAGTTTCCCAGACATCGATCTAGACCTTGGAAACCGCACCCCTGTTCTAAAGTATCTGGCTGAAAAATACGGCGTAGGTTTCGCTCAGATCGGTACGATACAAAAGTTCAAGACCAAGAACGCCCTGAAGGACGCGATGTTTGCCATATTCGGCAGAAGCCGTACCGACCGAGAAGTCATGGATGTTTGTCAGACCATCCCAGACTCTCCACAGGGCCTCGATGAAACCGACTTCTTATATGGCTACACTGACTCAGAGGGCGTTTATCACAGAGGCAATTTAGAGGACAACGAGGTTCTTCAAGCATTCTTCAAGCAATACCCAGAGATCGAGCAGGTAACAAAACGCCTGATCGGTCTGCCTAAGGGCATGGGTAGGCATGCTTCAGCTTTTGTTATATCGACTCTCGACATCTCGCATGAGCGCGTTCCGACCATGATATTCGAGGATGAAGAACTTGGTCCTGTGCCTGTGACTCAGTTTGAGGCGCCGATGATCGAGAAGTCTGGTCTCGTAAAGGCAGATGTTCTTGGTCTAACCACCATCAAGACCATAGAAATAGTCGTAGACCTAGTTAAGCGCAACACGGGCATCGATCTTCTCGAGGAAGACGACAGAGGCGTTCAGATGCTTTATCGTTTGCCAGAGGATCCAGGCGTTTACGAAGACTTCTACAAGCGAAAAACCGATTCGTCTTTTCAGTTCAACACGGATCTTATCAAAAGCTACATCAAGCAGTTCGCTCCTGTATGTCGCAAAGATCTAGCTGACCTTACTGCTTTATGTCGCCCAGGTGCATTAGATGTCGAGTTTATCCCAGGCGTGTCTGCTACACAGTTCTATATAGACGTAAGAAACGGCGCTCGAGAGCCAGAATATATACACGAAGATCTTCGTGAGATACTCGAGGAAACCAATGGGGTAGTGACGTACCAAGAGCAACTCATGGAGATCCTGGTTAAGTTTTGCGGCTATACGCTCGAAGAATCTGACCAGATCAGATCTGCGATTGCAAAGAAGAAGCGCGACGTGATGACCAAGGCTTTTGACAAAGTTAGAACAGAGACCGCGAAGCACGGCTGGACGCTTGATCAAGCAGAAGAATTATGCAAGGTTTTGGAAGCATACTCCAATTACAGTTTTAACCGCTCACATTCCGCTGCATATGGACACCTCGGCTACATCACCATGTACCTTAAACGAAACTTTCCACTAGAGTGGTGGGCGGCAGAACTCAACAACTCAGGCGAAGACAAGATCCGCCACTACGTCTCTATTCTAGGCGATCAGATAATTCCACCGTCTATCCGCAATCCTTCAGATAAGTTTGCCATAGTTGGGAAGCGTATCGCAGCTCCACTTTCGACCGTTAAGGGTTTGGGCCCTGCCAGCATAAAGAACATAATCGCAAAAGGACCGTTTACCTCCTTTGAAGATTTCGTCACCAAGACCAATGGCCCAGTAAACTCGTCCCATTTCTGGGCCTTACTAAAGGCAGGAGCATTTGATGAATTGGCAGACGACTCAGAGTCCATAACCGAAGCGCGTGAAAGATTTATAGCTTATTACACTAAACTAAAGAAGATACGAAAGGTACCAGAAGAAGTTGCTGACGTATCGCCGCTTAACATCTTTCTAAATCAGCGAGAGATCTATAAGTGTTTCAATAAAGCCGTACTCGACGATCCCTATATAAGGAGGCAAATATCCGAGATGTGGCCTGCTATGCGCGAGACCAGAAGAAAAGACATACCGTTGGCGTTTGGCTCAACTCCAGCCGTACCGGTAATAGCATCTGTAAGCGTAGCAGAAAAACTGATCGCCTCTCAAGAGTCAAGCGAAAACCCGTCTTCCATAAAAGTTGCTATGATAGGACTATATCAGTCATCGGAACACGCAGAAGGTATATCTAAGCACGGTAAACCATGGTCGCGAGTGAGGATGATATTATCCGATGGCTTGTCCTCTATGGAGTGCGTTAAGTGGGATCAGAAGAAGGCCTTCCGTTTTCCTGTAGACTCGCTTGTTTATGTTATGGGAAACCTTAAACGAGGATGGCGCGGTGCACCAACCATAGAGATACTTGAAGTAGAGAGAGTGGAAAGTCAGGAGACTTTAAATAATAGAAAGACGCGTTAGTACAACAATATCTGCAACAAAATATCTCAAGGAGATAATCATGGACAGCGTATACGTATCTGTAAGTAAAATGCCAACAGATCTCTCTTATCAAGAGATGACTTTAGCAAAACCTGATTTCTTAGAAGAAGTTAGAGCTTGCGTCAAAAGACGAGGCGGATCAGATATCTTAGGCTTAAACTATCTAAGAGCGATTGCTGAGGAAATTGGAAGAAAATACGATCGTACCTTTAATCCGTACAGGAATGTTGTGCCATCGGATTACATAGGAAGATTTTGCAAAACCGACGAAGAAGTTGCAGCAGTTGTACACGAGATGTTTACAGCTCGGTACCCTCAAATTTATCAGAAGTATTATGAATACCTTTTGAGACAAAGATCTTTTGATATCAGAGTCATATATTTTGCTGGCGATGCGCACGATGAGGGCGTTTTTAATCGTCTTGGCATTAGAAAGATCGATATGGATGAGATAAAGTCTCATCTAACGACGATTAAGACAAAGCCTATTAAAGAAGAAGCTTTAGATTCAGTAAAGAAAGCTGTAGAAAGTTTAAAAGATAAAAATGATACAAAAATATTATCCAGTGAATCGATAGAAAGTGCTCCTGTAGCTGAAGAACCTATATCTAATATTAACGAAAAAGAAACATCTGATGCACTAGATAAGTTGGCTAATGTAGCCATTGCAGAAGATAAGGTTGCAAAACCAAGACCTGAAAAACCATCTCAATATCAAAGAAAGAACAAAGAGCCTAAATCTCAAGAAGGCACTGTTGATCAATCAACATAAGGTATAATGATATCAGACAATTGTGTCTATTTGCTTTAAATTAGGAGAATATCATGTCAAAGAGCACACTCAAGATCAATCTAGATTCCCTCAAAGAAAGAAAAGACTGGAAACGTCATCAGATCAATCAAGGCGACAACGTTTATAGGATTCTTCCTCCGTTTGGCGAAAATTCAGATGGTTATGCATATCGCCGCTGGGTTGTTGCGTGGCTGTCTGATCCTCAGACAGGTCGCCGTAGGCCTTATGCTTCACCTCGCTCGTTCGGTGAGGACTCATGTCCCGTAACGGAATATATCTCCCGTCTTGAAAAGAAGCGTGAAACAATCGAAGCTCAACTTAAGGCAGAAGGCCTCTCTAAAGAAGAGATCCGCGATACATTAAAACCAATCAGCGATATCATCTGGACTACGAAACCAAAAGCTGTATACGTTTATAACGCCTGCAATAAAGCTGGCGAAGTTGGTCTTCTTGAGCTTAAGAAGACAGCTCACGACGCAATGAAGAAGCAGATGATGCAGTACGTGACTGATTACGGTCAAGACCCAACGTCGCTCCTGTCCGAGGACGACGATGCCGGTGTATGGTTTAAGATTCGTCGCGACGGCGAGGGAACAAATACCGAATATTCTGTCGCTAAGAATCAAGCTAAAGAAAAAACAGCAAAAGGTATCAGCTACATCGACGATCGTGATCCTCTTCCGCAGAACGTCGTCGACAACTACGACAACCTAGGATACGATCTTACGACGCTTTATAAACGCCTAGATCATGATGAGTTGCACCAAGTTTTAATGGCAAACATCGCCCAACTCGTAGTCTCTTGTCCAGAGGCCTTGGTCGAAGGTTTCGAGATCGAAACCTCAACTCCGGTTGCGCTAAAGAAACCTACTCCAGCAGTGGCTAAGAAACCCATCGCAACAAGATTCGACGACGTAGACGAGGATGACGAGCCAGCACCTCGATCGACAGCCAAGACTGCAAATGCATCTGTGGTTCATCGTCTAGAATCAACCCCTCCATGGGAAAGCAAGTCTTCTGCTCCAGCAAAGAAAGCACCTGTGTCTAAGCAAAGATCTCAAGCCGACGACGAGATCTTCGCGTACGCAGAATCACTCCTCGACAATTGAGGTGAAACGTGTCGGTAGACCTTGCAACAATAGAGTCTACGCTAGAGGCGATCGATCTTAAGAAGATCGCCGAGTTCACTAGAAAGCTTAGCGATATCGGCCAAGGTTTCAACAAGATGATGGCTCCCGTATATCTACGGGAGTTCATCATCGCGTATGATGTTTCTTCGGTCATGCATGCTAAAGCAGTTCAAGCGGAACTCAACGCCAAGTCAGCGTTAGACACAGCAGAGGCGATCGCATATCTAGATCGAGCGCCGGATTTCTTCAAGCAGAGAAACGAGAAACCAACCGTGGAATCGCGTAAAGCATACGTGGCACTTGATCCAGACGTTCAATATGCCAAAGATGTGCACGCTAAGGCACAAGCCATGGCACTTCTCATGAAGAACAAGGTGCAAGAATTTAGATTTGCCATCGATGCGGTAAAAAAGCTATCAGAAGACGGTTATATGTCGCCTTGGGAAGGCATTAAATAAACGGAGATATTATGAGCACAAACAAATGGATGTCTAAGCTTACAAACGATCTAGGTGTAGCAGCATCTAAACTTAAGACACAACAACCAAAACCTATCCGTTCGTGGAGTCCGTCTCTTAACTGGGCTACATGTCAAGGAGGATTCTTGCCTGGTAAGGTAAACATCCTCTACGGACCAGAGAGTTCTGGCAAGTCTATGCTTGCAATGATGGGTATCATTCAGCTTCAGAAACAAGATCCTGAAGCGTTGGCTGTATGGTTCGATGCAGAGTTCAGCTTCAATGCTCAGATGTTTGAGAAGCTAGGAGGCGACGCAGATCGTCTAGTGGTTCGTAAATCTAACGATCCAGTCAAGATCTTTGATTACATCGGCGGTGATTTGCTGGAGATGATCCAGGACGGTGCTCCTATCAGATCTATCGTCATCGACTCTATTAAATCGATTCGATATCCTAAGGATGTAAGAAAGCAGACAACCGATCAGATCATGGGCGGTAGTGGGTCTCAATATCTCGGCAGCGCTCTTAAACTTGTTGTTCCTGTTATCGCTGAGCATAAGTTATTGACTTTCTTCATACAACAGGTCACTGCGCAAATGGATGTAATGAAGGCTTTGCGAAATCCATACGTCATCTCTGAAGGTCATGCGTTAAAGCATGCGGCAGATCTTATGTTAGAGATCACGCGCGT